ATTACTTTAATTCATATTAATAACTTAAACAAACAAAACAAATGCGCTACAGAAGAGGCGGCAGATCCCGCAGAAAAAGAGGCTACGGCCGCAGAAGAAACAACACTTATTTAGTACAAAGAGGAGGCATTAGACTATAATGGCAAAAGCAAATTTATTCAACTCGATTCAGCTACCGAAGGTCGGTAGTAACGTATTCGACCTTTCACACGATGTGAAAATGTCGTTTAAAATGGGTGGACTATATCCAACATGTGTAATGGAATGTGTTCCAGGTGACAAAGTAAAAATAGGCACAGAAACAATGCTTAGATTTGCACCACTTATTGCACCAGTGATGCACAAAGTAAACGTTACAACTCACTATTTCTTTGTACCAAACCGGATACTATGGCCAAATTGGGAACAATGGATTACTGGAAATCTTAATGTAGAAGCACCATGGATGTATTATGTACGGTCTGGTCAGCCTGGTATGCCCGTTAAGTCTTTAGGTGATTATTTAGGTATGCCAACAGAAGTAGCATTTAATGGTTTAGCTTATCCTGACCCAAATGCACAGATATGCTCTCCATTCCCAATTGCAGCATATAATAAAATTTATAACGAATACTATAGAGACCAAAACCTTCAAGCAGAATTGCCAGATACACTAGCAGACGGAGGAGGTTCACAATCTTTTAGAGATGTAGCATTTGCACCAGTTCAAAGCAGAGCATGGCAACATGATTATTTTACTAGTTGTTTACCATGGGCACAAAAAGGAGATGCGGTCACTATTCCTATTGGAGATGTAACCATCAATTATGATGCAACTGCAGGAGGTACAGTATATAGAAACCTAGATGGTACAGCAGCTACAAATCTCAGCGACGCTAGATATACCGATGCAGGAGGAGCACCAAGAAATGGTTCAACTACAGGAACAAGATTTAATGTAGACAACTCTAGCCAGTTATCAGGTACAGCAGAGGCCGCGGATATTAATTCACTAAGAAGAGCATTTAGACTACAAGAATGGCTTGAAAGAAACGCCAGAGGCGGTACACGATATATTGAATCTATTTTAGCACACTTTGGAGTAAAATCATCAGACGCAAGACTTCAGAGACCAGAATATTTAGGAGGTTCAAAAGGCAAAATGGTTATCAGCGAAGTTCTTTCAACTGCAGAAACAACACTACCTGTAGGTAATATGGCAGGACACGGTATTTCAGTATCAGGAGGAAACGAATTTAGATATAATGTAGAAGAGCATGGATGGATTATTGGACTTATTTCAGTTACACCAGAAACAGCTTATCAACAAGGAGTTCATCGGTCATTATCAAAACTAGATAGACTAGATTATTTCTGGCCAACATTTGCAAATATTGGAGAACAAGAGGTAAAAAACAGCGAAATTTTCGCTGGAGGAAATCAAGTATCTGAAACCTTTGGATATGTACCAAGATACGCGGAATACAAATTTCTTAATAGCAGAGTAGCAGGAGAAATGAGAACTTCACTAGACTATTGGCACCTTGGTCGCAAATTCACTGCAAAACCAAACCTAAACGGAGCCTTTATTAAATGCGATCCAAGTACTCGTATTTTCGCGGTAGAAGACGCATCAGTAGATAACATTTACGGACATATATTCAATAATATCAAGGCAATTAGAAAGATGCCGAAGTACGGCACGCCTAACTTCTAATATGGCATGTGATACACCGTTTCATGTTAAAAACCCGCGCTACCCTATCTATAGTAACGACCGGCAAGTTCCGGTACCTTGTGGAAAGTGTCCAGCGTGTTTGTCCAGACGCACTAGCGTCTGGACATTTCGTTTAAAAACTCACGCAAAAAATGCTAATACTTCTTATTTTGTTACTCTTACTTACGATACCAGATTCGTTCCTATTACATCAAGGGGTTTCCTTACACTCGATAAACGAGACGTTCAGCTCTATTTTAAAAAACTTCGAAAAGCTCATCCGAAAGATGTCGTAATCAAATACTATTTAGCAGGAGAATACGGAAGTAAAACGTTCAGACCACATTATCACATCATATTATTCAATGCAGATATAGAACTTATTCACAAAGCATGGGACAAAGGAGAGGTACATATAGGAGAACTAACAGAAGCTTCAGCCGCATATACGGCAAAATATATAAACAAAGGAAAAATTATACCAATGCACAAAAATGATGATAGATTGCCAGAATTTAGTTTAATGTCAAAAAAGCTAGGACTCAATTATCTTAGTGAAAAAATAATTAATTATCATCGTGCAGATATTGAAAGAAATTTCATAACATTGGAAGACGGTAAGAAAATCAGCCTACCACGGTACTTTAGGGAAAAAATCTGGACAGAACCAGAGAGGAGAACACAAGCAGACAAATTAGCAGAAAAATTTAAAGCAATAGAAGACCAAAAAGAACTAGAATACTACACAAAACATCAAACAGTACAAGGATATGAACAACTCAAAGAAAGTGGAAAAGCACACAGAATCATTACTCACGCAAAAAGAGCCCGAGAAGGGCGCAATAAAATTTAGGTCAGCATTTACTTATATAGAAAAACAAGAAGAACAGGAGGAAAAATCATCAATGGAACCAAGTCAGACGGTTCCAGACATGACTCTGTCATTACAAGAACTAGTACAACGTTATACTAGAGGACAATCAGTAGCAACCTTTACACCCGTATATTACGGAGAAGATGAAGAATTCGCAGACGTAAGTCGTATGGACCCAATAGAGCGTATCGAATACGCTAGATTCATTCGCGAAAAAATTGCGGAAACACAAACCTCCCTAGCGGAGCACACACGTGCCGAAGGACGTGAGCCGCAAATGAGCGATGGACAAAACTTCCTAGAAGAACAACAGGAAGAAAATGGTATATAATAACCCCCTAAATAGAAAAACAAAAACGCGGCAGTTTGGCCATACTATGGCCAAACTGCCCGATGCGTGGCCCTATGGCAAAAAAACAAAAGGGCAATGGCTAAAAGACTTCGAACAGAAGTCAAATGGCACTAATAATCCTTGATATATTAGTGCTAATTGACACCAAGCAAAAACGAAAGCCTGCGAGAGTACTAGCGTAGGTGGAAAATTAAACAAAAAAACAAGAAAAAAAATGCCAATTGACCCAGTAACAGGAACAATAATAGCAGCCGGCATAGCCGGTGCAGGCCAAGGAGCCAACGCTTACGCAACAGGAAAGATGAACAAAAAATCTAGAGAATTCTCTAGAGAAATGTATCAACGTACAAAAACAGATAATCTTACCAACTGGCAAATGCAAAACGAATACAACAGTCCTCAGCAACAAATGCAGAGATTAAAAAATGCAGGATTAAATCCGAATATGTTGTATGATAAAACAGGAGCCGTTATACCGGCTCAAAACATAAATACTCCAGATGTACAATCCGCACAATTCAGAACTCCAGAATTTGGAAATATTGGAACAGGATTAGTTCAAGGATATTTCGATACAAAAATTAAACAAGCTCAATACGATAACTTTAAAGCACAAAATACTGTATTATTACAAGAAAGTGTTTTAAAAGCAGCCCAAGCAGCAGGAGAAGTAGTTAGAACAGAAGGTCAAAAATTAAATAATACCTTTGCAGGACAAAACCTAACAAATGCTTTGAAAAAAGCAGGTTTGGAAACAGATAAATTAGGAGCAGATATTGAATTTACATTAAGTGAAAATCAAAGACGAGCTGTAATGAACTCTCAGAATTTACTAGAATCAATTCAAAGAGTAAAAAATATGGCAACTCAGAATATTAATGACCAAGCTACATTAAATATTATAAACCAAAATTTCGAAAATTTAAAGAAAGATGGACTTATTAAACAATTGGATATAAATCTCAAAAAAAACGGGATACAGCCAACAGATGCTTTGTGGCAAAGAATGGTTGCACAATTAATTTCTGATATTCTTCCAGAAGGAGGACTATCTGGAATAGGGAAAAATATAGAAACTTCTGTAAAAAATTGGGCAGACAATAAATACAATAATTTATTTCCAAAAAACCAACGTGATAAATCAACTATGTCATGGTGGATACCTAAATACTAAAATGCAAAACGAAAACAAGTATTACGAAAAAACGTCTAATGATATAAAAAAAGACGTAAATGATTTGATTAATCAAATAAATCAAGCAGTTTTAGAAAACGAAAGCAACCACGCGGTTGCACTTAGTAGACTTGATTCAGTATGTTCATTGTTACAAATTACTTTAATTCATATTAATAACTTAAACAAACAAAACAAATGCGCTACAGAAGAGGCGGCAGATCCCGCAGAAAAAGAGGCTACGGCCGCAGAAGAAACAACACTTATTTAGTACAAAGAGGAGG